TGCTTGAATACTGGGGAATCATGGATGCAGAGTATGCACGTGAAGTCGGTATAGAACTTTCAGATGATATTGATGATTTAGATGAAGTCCAAGTTAATGCTTGGGTATGTGGTAACAGTTTATTAAGAGCAGTGGTTAATCCATTTACTCCTTATAGAATACCTTATCACGCTTTCCCATACGAAAGAAACCCTTATAACTTCTTTGGTATTGGTGTAGCTGAGAACATGGATGATTCTCAACAGATTATGAATGGTCATGCACGTATGGCTGTAGACAACCTAGCAATGGCTGGGTCTTTGGTGTTTGATGTAGATGAGTCTGCTTTAGTTGGTGGACAGTCTATGGAAATATATCCGGGTAAGATATTCAGAAGACAAGCTGGTATGCCCGGACAAGCTATACATGGCTTGAAGTTTCCTAACACAGCACCAGAAAACATGATGATGTTTGACAAGTTTAGACAACTTGCAGACGAACAAACTGGCATACCTAGTTATTCACACGGACAAACAGGTGTACAAAGTATGACAAGGACTGCTTCGGGTATGTCCATGTTGTTAGGTGCATCAAGTTTAAATATTAAAACAGTTGTTAAAAATCTTGATGACTTTTTATTAAGACCACTAGGAGAAGCTTTCTTCCAATGGAACATGCAGTTCTTTGAAGGCTCACTAGATGTCAAAGGTGATTTAGAAGTTAAAGCTACTGGAACAAACAGCTTAATGCAGAAAGAAGTAAGAAGTCAAAGACTTACTACCTTCTTACAAACTGTACAAAATCCTGCTGTTGCTCCGTTTGTTAAGATTTCTAAACTCATTAGTGAACTTGCTTATAGCTTAGACTTAGACCCAGATGAAGTTTTAAACGACCCTGAAGAAGCAGCTATCATGGCACAAATTATAGGAATGCAAAATGTTGGACAAGCAACTGGCTCTGAAGCTCAAAGCCCTGACGGGCAACCAAATGCAATGGGAAGCCTTGCAGGAACACCTGCACAACCTCAAGACCTTGGACCTACAGGCACTGGCGGTGGCAACATCGGAATCGGAAATGTTCCGGTTGCAGGGGAAGATCAATTCTCTGGTACGCCTAGAGCAGTTGCCGGAGCAGGTTAAAGAAGCAGTAAATAGAAAAGAGGAACTATAAATGTTAGACGATGATAAAAAACGATACGGATACAAAAAAGGTGGTCCGGGTATAGAAGCTCTTAGAAAAGAAGCACCCGATGTTGTTAAGCGTATGGGTTACAAAAACGGGGGCAAAAAGATTTCTGAAATGTCTGATGAAGAGTACGAAAGACAAGAAGCTAAAGAAATGGCAGAGTACGAAAAACAAGAAGCTAAAGAAATGGCAGAGTACGAAAAACAAGAAGCTAAAGAAATGGCAGAGTACGAAAAACAAGAAGCCGAAGAAATGCGAATCTTTATTAAAAAAAATAAAAAACCAAATGAAACAGAAGACGAACTTTTTGAAAGAATTGCAAAAGAAAATGAAGAAGCTCGAAAAAAACGTCTTGAAAAAGCTGAAGGTGGTTCTTTGCTACAAGACGACATGGTAATGATAAAAGAAAACATGCCAACGGACAAACCTATGATGGATGAACCTATGGGTGAACAACCTATGATGGATGAACCCATGATGGATGAACCTGAAGAGGACATGCTTCCAGACGATGAAATGGAAGATGAATACTTAGATTTTATTTTAGATGAAGCATTAGATAGCGAAGAAGAAGATTATCTAATGTCACAGTTACAAGACAACGATAGACTTAGCGAAATATTCGATAAAGTCATAGACGTTGCACAAGAATTTGCTGGGTCTGGTCCTGTTGAAGGACCGGGTTCAGGAGTCTCTGACAGTATACCCGCAAGGTTATCTGATGGAGAATTTGTCTTTACTGCTAAAGCTGTAGAAGAAATCGGAGCCGACAACTTAATGGCAATGATGAAAGATGCAGAAATGAAAGCAGAGGAAAGACAAGGTTTAGCTGAAGGTGGAGAACCTGAAGAAGAAGAGACTGTTGTAATGCCGGTTGAACAACCTGCTGCTCGACAAGATATTCGTGTTACCAAAGAAACTGTTGGTACTCGTGCTGGACAGCAAGAGGAAGATGATTTAGTTGGTGAAGAAGTCAAGAAGTCTATGCTTCGAGGGAGCAGAAACTTAGGCTAAACAAACTTAACGGTAGGGCTACCTTATGTCATAAGCACCCTACTATTTTATAAACCGAAAGGCTACCTTTACATACAAGCCCTCTAGTCGACATAGAGCTACCTTGTGAACGAAGCCCCCGTAGGAGAAGAATATGACTACTGAAGTACAAGAGGAAAATGCCAATCCTTACAACATGAAAAAATCTTGGCACACGGATATTGAAGAAAACTTTGAAACTGCTGATGGAGTCTTTTTTGAGAAGCCAAAAGCTAAAAAGAAAGAAGCAATACCTAGTGAACCTGTAGAACAGGTAGCTGAAGAGGAGAGTCCAAAGGATGAACCTTATAAGCGACCAGACTACAAGAAACGTTACGATGACTTGAAAAAGCATTATGACTCTAAACTAAACGAATTTAAGTCTAGAGAACAAGAGTTATTAGAACAGGCTGCTGAAAACAGACCTCAGTATAAAGCTCCTAAATCTCCAGAAGAACTTGAAAGATTTAGACAAGAGTATCCTGATGTTTACGAAGTTGTAGAAACTGTTTCTCATTTACAGGCTGAAGAGAAATCTAAAGACTTAAAAGAGAAACTTGAAAGACTACAAGAACGTGAGAAAGAACTGATTCGTAAAGATGCTGAAAAGCGATTGATGGATAAGCATCCTGACTTTGAAGATATTCGCAATAGCGATGACTTTCATGGTTGGGCAAAAGAGCAGCCTAAGTCTATCCAAGATTGGGTATACAACAATGCTGACGATGCTGATCTAGCTTCAAGAGCTTTAGATTTATTTAAGAAAGATATTGGTATGGATGTTGCACCGAAGAAGTCAAATTCTAAACGGTCCAAGAAATCTGCTGCTGATATGGTTTCCACTAAAACAACTAGTGTAGAACCACAGCAAGAGAAAATTTGGACTGAAAAGGAAATTGCAAGTATGTCTATGGACCAGTTTGACCGGTATGAAGCCGAGATAAGTGAAGCCATGCAACAAGGCAGAATTGTAAAATCATAACTATTAATTTACAAACTTAGGAGAATATCAAATGGCTCAATATTTTGAACCCTCAACTGATACCAATGCTAACTTTGCAAACTCTGTCAGTGGACAAGAGCTTAGTTTCTTCCTACCTTCGATTTATTCTAAAAAGGTTTTAAACTTTTTCAGAAAGTCCTCGGTTGTCGAAGCTATTACTAACACCGATTATTCCGGTGAGATTACTGCTTATGGAGACTCTGTAAAGATTATCAAAGAACCTGTTATCTCTGTGTCAGATTACACAAGAGGTAGCGATACTACTGCAACCAAACTAACAGACCAAGAGACATCTCTTGTTGTTGATAGTGCTAAAGCTTTCAAATTCATCGTAGATGATATTGAGACTAAAATGTCACACGTCAACTTCAAAGAGGTTGCTTCTTCTGCTGCTGCATATGCATTGAAAGATTCATATGATGCTGCTGTTATAGCAACTATGTTTGCTGGTTTGTCTGCTTCTTCACCAAACCACGTGTTAGGTGCTGATAGTGCTACTGATTTAGGAGCAGGAGTCTTTGATGGCTCTGGTGCTGCTGACTTAGGTAGTGGTGGTTCTGAAACAGACCCACTAGACCTTATGGCTAGAATGGCAAGACTATTAGACGAACAGAACGTACCTGAAGAAGGTCGTTGGTTTGTTGCAAGTCCTGACTTCTACGAAGTTCTAGGACAATCATCTTCTAAATTGCTATCTGTAGACTTCAACGCAGGTCAAGGTTCAATTAGAAATGGTTTAGTATCAAGTGGAAAACTACGTGGATTTGACATGTACAAATCAAACAATATTGCTGCAACAACTAATGCTGCTGGTAAATGTTTGGCTGGACACATCTCATCTACAGCTACTGCTCAAACTATCATCTCAACTGAGGTCCTTAGAGACCCTAGTTCTTTCGGTGATATCGTTAGAGGATTGCATGTCTATGGTGCGAAAGTACTAAGAGACGAAGCAATTGTAGGTGCTTTCTACGGTATTGACTAATACCAAACTTGGGGGAGTCTTCGGACTCCTCCTCTTTTTTAGGAGAATATTATGTACAGTAAAAGAAAAAAAATGATGGGTGGTGGATATGGTAATCCACGTAAAAATAAAAAACACGGTGGACCAGCAGGACACGATGGTAACAAACATGCTAGACGTGAATATGGACATGGTGGTAAAGTAGACGGTGAAATGCCAAAAGCTAAACCTTGTTAAGATGAAAGTTAAAGCACCCAAAGGACACCATTGGATGAAACAAAAAAATGGTAGTTATAAATTAATGAAACACACTGGAAAGTTTGTCAAGCATAAAGGTGCTACCTTAGAAGCAAACTTCCCAATTCAAAAGGTTCATAAGAAATAATGGCAACAACATACCTAGATTTAACTAACGAAGTACTAAGAGAACTCAACGAGATACCTCTTACTTCTGCAAACTTTGCAAGTGCTGTAGGACTTCAGCAGTTTACTAAGGATGCAATTAACAAGTCTATATTTGATATAGCAAATGAAGAACCCCAGTTACCATTTTTTGCAGTAGGTGAAAGTGGTTCAACTGACCCCTTCTATGGAAACGTAACAGTGGCTACAGTGGCTGG